CCAGCAAGCCGGAATCCATGTCCGGCAAAGAAATTTACCGCTGGGTCGACTGGGAACGTGAAAATATGAATTGACGAGGGATTAAACAATGACAGACGAAAAGATTATTGCCAGGATGCAGGCCGATCAGGAGCAGGGCTGGCCGCTGTGTCCCCGCTGCGGCGAGAGGATGCCGGACAAGCTGACCCACGGTGCATTGAGCCGCCACGCCAAGGGCGTGTACATCTGCGAGGCTTGCGGCACCGATGAAGCCCTCCGGGACTGGATCGGAAACGTCAAACCCCTGTCTGACTGGGTGCTGGTTCGCGTATACAACGGAGATCTTTGGAGGTAATCGATGACGTGAGCGTTGAAGATGCTGCGCAGATGAAGTTCTAAGA